GTGCAACACATTATCATGCAACATATGTAAATCCATTCTGGGCATCTTCTTTGCGCATGGTTGGTCGCATTGGTGAGCATATTTACTACCGTTGGGAATAGAGGAAGTTAGAAATGGACGCAAATAAATTTACTAATGCTGTTAATCGAGTAGAGCAGTCGTGTCCTCCTATTTGGATGATGAGACAAGCTGGTCGTTATCAGCCTTCGTATATGGAAATAAAAGAATCATACAACTTTGAGCAGATGTGTAAACTACCACAGATCGCTTCTAAAGTTGCTATGTTGCCAATTAATGATTTTGACTTTGATGCTGCTATATTGTTTAGTGACATTCTTTGGCATGTCGAAGGGCTAGGACTTCCTTTGAAGTTTGATCCAGCCCCTAAGTTTGAGTTTCATCTTAACGAAGATAATTGGCAAAACCATACTGATGTTGAAAAGGCAATGGATCATCTAGACTTTCAACAAACAGCTATGGCTACTACTCGAGATATACTACCAGATCATAAGAGTCTAATTGGATTTGTTGGTGGTCCTTGGAGTGTATTGAATTATGCTCTTGGTGGTAATAAAGTAAGCAATGATTTTAAGACTACATATCTTACAGAAGTTATTATTCCATTAATGGTTAAAAGTATTAGAGCACAGAAAGCAGCAGGTGCTGATGTCGTAATGATTTTCGATAGTGGTCTAAGTAATATAAGTAAAGCATATTACGAAAATACATATCTACCAATGCTTGAGCAACTCGCATTGATTGGTAACGTTGGTTATTATTCACGTGATTTACCAAAAGGCTCTTTGCCGAAAGTAAAGAAAATGAATTTTGCTGGCATCGGTATTGATTCTACTGAAGATTTGGCTAAAACATTACAGACACATAAGAATGGTTTTGTTCAAGGTAACTTCAATGAACAGCATATGTTACTAGAAAATAAACTGTATCATTACGAATTAGATAAGTGGCTTGATAGTTTAGATGGAGTTGATACTACTGGTTGGATATGCGGACTCGGTCACGGTATTCATAAGACTACTCCTACTCGTAATATTACATATTTTATTGATACCGTAAGGAATAGATTTGATTAGTTATAGCACAAATTGGATGGGCCCTGTTTCTACTCGTTGGTATGAGGAAAGGGACATACCGTTTGTATTGAAGAAAACATCAGGGAAGATATTACCAGTAGTAGAGTATAAAGACTTTTTAGAAAGCTATTCTTGTGGTCGTATCGACATCTATGGACTAGATGATGATACATACTGGTGCGGCAAATCAGAATATGGTGTTGCTCCTATGCGTACAGAAGACTGGAATGCCTTTGGTGATTGGTTGGACAATATAGAAGATGAAAGTCTGATTACATATGAAGAACTGATACGTCAATTCGAAGAACACTATGGCAACAAGATAAGGTGGATTGATAATGTTTAATGAATACGCTAAGTGGTTTAAAACCCTCCAAGATGAAATTTGTAGTACTATAGAAGATATAGATAGCAAAATGGAAAGCCACGAGCCCACGGGAAAAGAAGGCTGGACACAACGGCATATGACTTTGCGTGGTGATGTGTTTGAGAAAGCAACTGTAAACTTCTCTAAGATTGAATCTGAATTTGATCCTTCGTTTGCACACGAAATTCCAGGTACTGAAGAGCACAATAGATATCAGGCTACTGGCATCAGCGTTGTTCTTCATCCTTGGAACCCGCATGCTCCTGCAATGCATTTTAATACACGTTACTTAAAAACAAGCACTAAAGAATGGTTTGGTGGTGGCATGGATGTTACTCCTTGTATGCCATTCAATAAAGAATCATACCATAACGAATTGAAAGATATGTGTAATGGATACGATTCAGAGTATTATTCTGATTTTAGTAAAGCATGTGACGAGTATTTCTATTTGCCACATCGTAAAGAAACGCGTGGCGTAGGCGGTCTGTTTTTTGAATACCACGATCCAAAGGATATGAGCTTTGATTTTGTAAAAGATGTTGGTAATACATTTAATGATTTAATACGATCTATTGTTACTCCTACGTTAGAGATGAATTACTCTCAGGCAGATAGAGAAATGTTAGAAATTAAACGTGGACGATATGTTGAGTTTAATCTATTATATGATAGAGGAACTCGTTTTGGTTTTAAAACAGGAGGTAACATGGATGCGATTCTAATGAGTCTTCCACCAACGGTGAGATGGTCATGATGATTAGAGTAGGAGTTCGAGGTAGTGACTTAGCATTAGCATATGCTAAACGAGCCTGTAATGACTTACGTTCTTGTAACATAGTATCGTGTGATACTGAAATAGTTGTTATTAAAACATTAGGCGATTTAAACCCCGATGTACCGGTGAGTGAGATTGGTGGTAAAGGTGTATTTTGTAGTGCATTAGAATTAGCTTTAGTCAATAATGAAATTGATGTTGCTGTGCATAGTCTAAAAGATATGCCTGGAGATTGGGAACATCCTGATCTAGAAATTACATCAACACTAAAACGCAATAGCCCATACGATGTAATCATTGGAAAAGTTTTTGACGGTTTTACGTTAGGTACGAGCAGTCCTAGACGCAAAGCTCAATTAGAAGAATTGTACGCTGGCTACAATGTAAAGATCAAACATATTAGAGGAAACATAGATACTCGTTTAGCGAAGCTTGACGCTGGCGAATATGATGCTATTGTATTAGCAGAAGCTGGCCTACGCGCTCTTAAAGTTGTTAGATCATATTCTGTGCTACCTATTATTCCAGCAGTTGGTCAAGGTACTATAGCTTTACAATGCAGGAAATCAGATCTTGATACTATTGCTATTGTGAAGCTAACTGATCATGATTTAACTCATCGGCAATCTAATTTAGAAAGAGCATTGCTTAAAGGTGTTATGGGTGATTGTAGTACGTCGATTGCTGCACATGCTGAAGGCGACAATCCAATTAGCATGAGTACAGTTTTCTACAAATAAATGTTGACAGCTTAACAATTGTGTGATATATTAATACTTAATAACGACTTACATAAAGGAAAACATGCTATGAGCAAAGACGAAAACCTTTTCTGGGATTTACTCGACGAAGAATCATCAACTTTATATGTAGATAATGACATGTGTTATATTGAAGATGGTGAGACTGAAGAAACTCATTCATTCGATTTTAGTCCTGAGCGTTTGGTATTTTTATTCGCGGACAAAATGGGAATTACAGCAGAAAGTGTCTAATGATAGAAATTACTGAAAAAGAATTCAAGCAATTCGAATTACTAAAAAAGATATTTGTTCATGTTAGTCCTGAGAAATTTGCAGATGTTTTCTTTATCTGCGGGGAAGGTGGGAGTAAAGACGAAATGGGTTTACCTGAATACATCACGGTTTGCCCAGCGTACGGCTTAGATGGCCACGCGACATATAAAAAACATAATGATTACTCAGCACCAAGCTGGTAACGCAAGGAGAAATATTAAGTGACTAAATCTAAGCAGATAGATATTATGGATATGTTTAAACCACCAGTAAGTCAAAACCATAGGATTATTACAAAACAAGCAGTAAACATTCACGAGTTTTATTTAAGCGGAGAGATTGAATCATCGGAAGATTATATCGAATGGTTTGATACTATTCGTAGTGCAAATCAAAACGATATTTTAAAATTCTATATTAATTCACCAGGCGGTGATCTTTTCACAGCTATCCAATTTATGCGAGTACTAAAAGAGAGTGAAGGTACTATTTCAGTATCAGTAGAAGGTGCTTGTATGAGTGCTGCTACTTTAATCTTCTTGCAAGGCCATCAGTTTGAAGTATCACCTCACTCGATGTTTATGTTCCACAACTATTCGAGTGGTGTAGTGGGTAAAGGCGGTGAAATGTATGATCGTCTAGCACACGAAAAAGACTGGTCTGAAAAGCTTCTTCGAGATGTATATTCAGATTTCTTAACTGAAAAAGAAATTACATCTATTCTAAACAGCAAAGATATCTGGATGGACGGTGATGAAGTTGTTAAGCGTCTGAGAAAGAAAGTAAAAGCTATGGAAAAAGCCCAAGCTAAATTAGAAAAAGAAGAAACCGAAGAAGAATAAAGGTTGACACCGTCTTATTTTCGTGATATAATGATTATAAATTAATAGAAAACAGAAAGGTAATATATTAATGGATATTAAGCATCCAACATTATTCGATAAAGATAGAGTAATTGAAATATACGAAAAGAAAGACGGTGTTCCAATCAAGTACGTATGTACTACTGATCTACGGAGTAGTGATGTTCCTGCAGATATTTTCTATAGGGACTCACCTCACCCAGAGTTTGGCAATCGCTATTTTGGCTTATTTCGCCATCCAATTGATCAGCATCTTTTGATCACAAATGCTGATATGGTAGAGGATTTTGAATTTGGGATGATTAAGGATAGTGACAACAACTGGTACTATTCTTCTTCACATCATGATTGTATCTTTATTGAAGATAAAATGATTGATGGTGGCCGCCAATATATTCGCTCTACTGGCCTTGATAGTACATTTAAAATTGTTAACGGAGAATTTGTAAATGCAGAATAAAGATGAACGATTTGTAGTAGTTACAACTGTTAGTCAATTCAGACAACGATACGCGATTCCCGTAAGTAAGCTACAAAAGAGTAACTTAGAAATAGATATCACTAATGATACTGCAAAACAAATAGAGTGGGCTGAAGACTCTGTTTCTATGGAACAAGTAAAAGAATTCTCTCAACACTGGTTAGGTGAATCTATTATAGATTCATTTATTCTTGATGAAGAACGTGTTCTAAATCTCTTTGATAAAGATAATGATTACTTGAAAACATGGTCAGTTGAACAAAAAATGGAATACATCCATAAGTGGGAAGAAAAAAATGTCTGAGTATAGTCCACACAAATGGGTCGTTTTAAAATTTAAAGGCGATGACCCGCATTACCGAGTTCTTGGTAGTTGGTCTGGTGGGTATCTTGACGGTGATTCTTGGCGAATGAATAGCGGTATTACAAGTGTAAATGAGGATGAGCAAGACTATCATTTCTTTGGTTCTAGTGGTTCGTGCTACATTTGCAATAAAGAGTCTTATGGGATGATACTCTATACCTCGGCTGTTTATGAGGATTTCAAAGAAGAGCACGGCGATAATATAGAATTAATGCCACAAGATACAGATTGGAAAACAATAGACTGGATTATAAGCTAATGAGAGTAATGATATATGGGTATGGTTTTGTAGGCAAAGCACATGCGCATGTTCTCAAAAGTAAACACATTGTTTATATTCGTGATATAGCTAAGGGCTTTGATAATGTGAATCGCCCCGATGCGGCAATCATTGCTGTGTCTACTCCAATAGGCAAAGATGGTAGTTGTGATATGTCTAATGTTTACGATTGCATTGGACAGATTGCTTCTTCCACTCCTATACTAATCAAATCTACTATCAGTCTTGAGGGATGGCGAGAAATTAAAACTCGGTGGCCTGAAAAAACAATATCATTTTCACCTGAATATTTGCGCGCAGCTCGTGCCCAAGATGATTTCAAAAATCAAGATGAAATACAAATTGGCGGTGGAGATGAATCTTTCTGGATAAACCTACTCGGAACAGTATTACCTCTTGTAAGATTTGATATTGCAGAAGCTGAAGAGTTAATTTTAGCTAAATACATTCGTAACAGCTTTTTAGCNCTTAAGGTTGCATTCTTTAATCAAGCATATGACCTTTGTGAAAAAGCCGGTGTAGAACATACAGCAGTATCACACTATGTTAGTATGGATGATCGTATTGGTGATGGTCATACATATGTAACTGAAGAGCGTGGCTTTGGCGGTCATTGCTTTCCAAAAGATACTTCTGCATTGGTAGCATCTGCTAAAGTGCTTGGTTACGATTTTAGTATTTTAAAAGAAGCAATTGAATATAATGATAGGATTAGAACAAAATGAAATATGGTATAACTTTTAGTACATTTGATTTGTTGCATGCTGGTCATGTACAGATGCTTAGAGAAGCTAAAGAACAGTGTGACTATTTAATATGCGGCTTGCAAATGGATCCTTCTGAAGACCGTCCAGAGAAGAATGCACCAGTTCAAACAGTTGTAGAACGATATACCCAATTAAAAGGTATTCGTTATGTAGACGAAATTATTCCCTATTCTAGTGAAAAAGATGTTGAAGATATATTGACAATGTATCATATTGATGTTAGAATATTAGGAGAGGAGTATAAAGAAAAGGATTTTACAGGAAAAGATATTTGTAAAAAGCGTGGTATCTTGCTGTATTTCAATAAACGTGAACATCGCTTTTCATCTTCTGACTTACGTAAACGTGTAGCAGAACATCAAAGAGATAGTATATAATGAGTGATTTAAAATTTACAACAGCTGGTGACTATATGAGTGATACCGATAAAGCAATGATTGAGCAGTTAAGGAACTGGTCAAAAGAGAATGCTCGATTAGAACAAATTGCAAATCGACTTGAAGCATTGGTTGAAAAATCTGCCCGGCACGAAGTATTGTTAGAAAAGATGGAAAAATATTCTACACAAATGTCGCTCATGGAATCAAAATGATGGAATACATGTGGGCACTTTTCGTAATAACCTTTCCCTTAGAAGAGCTACCTGAGTACGCTCATTATACAAGTATTGGTATTTACGAATCGCGGGTAGCTTGCGAACAAGATAAAAATTTGTTCGAGAATTTTGAATATTATTTAGATTCGATCGGCGGATATGTTGAGTGTATAAAGGTAGACGGATGACAAAATTCATATTTGATGTAGATGGAACTCTTACACCAAGCCGAGGCCAGATTGATCTGGGATTCAAGGCTTGGTTTAATATCTTCTGTATGAAGAACGACGTTTACCTTGTTACTGGTAGTGACAAAGAAAAGACCGTCGAGCAAATTGGCGAAGATACTTATAACCTATGCAAAATTGCATATCAGTGTTCTGGTAATGAAGTTTGGGCGGGTGACGTTCAAATAAGTTCAAATAAGTGGATATTGCCAGAAAACGCGCATGAATGGTTATCTGTTAAGCTAACTGAAAGTGATTTTAACATTCGCACAGGATTGCATTTTGAGCATCGTTCTGGCATGATCAATTTTAGTGTTGTTGGGCGAAATGCTAATAAAGAGCAACGAGCGACCTATGTAACATATGAAGGTACTATTAGTGAACGTTACAATATTGCTACAGAGTTTAATATATTATTTCCAAGCTTACAAGCAACTGTAGGCGGCGATACTGGAATTGATATTGCTCCTCGCGGATTTGACAAAAGTCAAATACTAAAAGATTTTGAAGAAACCGCTACGATACATTTTTACGGCGATGCAATGTTTGAAGGCGGCAATGATAAACCTTTAGCAGACATGTTACGCAAAAGGCAGTTGGGATTTTCTCACCAAGTTAGAGGATGGGAAGATACTTGGGAAAAACTTAAGGAAATCACATGAAAGTAAACATTGGCAAATATCCTAATAGATTAATATGCAACTTGCATACTAATTATATGAAAGAGAAATATGACGGTATTACTCTAGAGAACGCTGATCATATGGACCACGTAATTGAAGCGTTTGAAGATATGATACAATCTTTCTATGACATATTTAACTGGCTGTGGTTCGATAGACGTGTTCAGAAAGTAAGTATTAGAATTGATGAACACGATACTTGGAGCATGGATGCTACTCTCGCGCAAATTATTTTGCCAATGTTAAAGCAACTACAAGCAACTAAACACGGCTCACCTTTAGTAGATAATATAGATGTACCTGAAGAATTGCACAGTACTAATGTAAAGAATGAATGGGGCTCAGATGATAACGTACACAATCGTTGGGACTGGGTTATGACAGAAATTATTTGGACATTTGAACATAAATGTCGTGATAGTTGGCAATCAGACTTCTATTACAACAAGTGGGATATGGAAGGTCAGAAAGCTCATCAGGCCCGAATGAATAACGGCTTTAGATTATTTGGTAAATACTATGAAGGCCTTTGGGATTAATGAACAACGCAAATTAGGATAACATAATGTTTACGATTGAAATGGACTGGGACGAAACAGCAATAACAATTCTGGATACGTCTGCACAGCACGAAGATCTGCAAGTTATTATGTACGACGATATAGTTTATATAAGACAATGGGAAGATGATATTGGTCGTCATAACTATATAATAGTAACTCCTGAAATGATGCTAGCTTTACAAACCTCTTTTAAGCTTCCAGTTGGAGCATATAACATAACAGACACGCGAACAGGAGAAAAACAATGATCACTATTTACGGAAAAGCTAGTTGCGGTTTTTGTACGAAAGCTAAAGCTTTTGCAGACCAGCGTAAATTGAATTACGAGTACAAAGATGTTGGTATCAGCAAGGATACTTTATTCGAGTTAATGGATAGAGCTCCTATTAAAGTAAAATCTGTTCCACAAATTTTTATCGGAAAAGATTACATCGGCGGCTATAACGAGTTTACCAGATATGTTGAAGAAACTGGCTATAATGGCACTGGCGAAACATTGTAAAAAGTAGTTGACATTTGTTCTAGATATGTTATAATGGCTACATAAGATGAAAAGGTGAGGATACAAAATGTCGATGCATATGATACACGGTGTACAAGTACACGGCAAGTCTAAGTCAAAACCTAAGAAGTTAGATATGGCTAAGGTTGAATTAGAGTGGCGCAGGTACAATAAGGATCTCCGCCGCAATAATATGCATCGATTCCAATTCGAAACATTACAAGGTTACGTTGGATATATAACCGGTAAAACGCCAAAGGTAAAAAAGGAATTTAAAGAATATGAAGCGCCAAAATCGTATGTCTGCGACTCAAAGAAATATCCAAGCCTCAAGACGTCGGACGTCATACCAGAGTCTTGCGCTAGAAGAGAAACTACCCAATACACAGGATCTCTCATTGTCGGAATCGCAACAATGCACAAATCAAACGCAGTTCCCGTTATGCGAGGAACCGACCAAGCAGAAGAAATATCAAGAATGAGTAGCTAAATTATGATTAAAGGAAAAACACATGAGTGAATTGATTATGGACATTGTTGCAGGAACAAGTCCGTTGTATAAACGCGACTCTAAAGGTGGTGTTCGTACTTGGCGTGCTGAAGTTGCTGTTAGCAGTGCTAGTTACTTTTGGCGTGCTATTAGTGGTTTGGAAGATGGCAAACAGGTTGAGTCTGGTTGGAAGATCGTCGAGCAAAAGAATATCGGCAAAGCTAATGAAACATCCTTAGAAGATCAGGCTATTGCAGAGATGATGGCTGACTTCAATAAAAAAGCTGAGCGCGGTTACTTTAGGCTAAAAGCTGATATTGATAAGTTCGATAAGATTAAACCAATGCTTGCTTCTAAGCACGAAGATGCTAAATATGATTTTGAAAAGAATATCTATTATTCTCAACCAAAGCTAGATGGCATTCGTTGTATTGCTCGGCGTAATGGTCTGTGGTCTCGTTCTGGTAAAGAAATTGTTGCAGTTCCCCATATCGCAGAAGAACTTCGAGTATTTTTCGAAAAGTACCCAGATGCCATTCTTGATGGTGAACTATACAACCATGATCTTCGTGATGACTTCAACAAGATTACTTCGTTGGTTCGTAAAACTAAGCCAACTCCTGAAGATTTTGAAGAAGCAAAGGCTTTAGTAGAATATCACGTCTATGATATGATTGTTGCGCCAGATGACGCTGTACTCTTCATTGATCGTTGGCAATGGTTCTATATTCAAGGATTTGATCGGTGTGTTAAGGTTGTGAAAACTGATGCTATTGGCGACATTGAAAACATGGATATCGTATATGGCAAGTATCTAGAAGCTGGTTTTGAAGGTCAGATGATTCGTAAAGATGATGTCTACCAACAGAACAAACGTTCTAAATTCCTTATTAAAAGAAAAGAATTCCTCACTGCTGAATATGATGTTCTTCGTGTTGAAGAAGGAAAAGGTAATTGGGCAGGTCATATTAAACGATTTGCTCTACAGACTGAAAACGGACAAGAGTTTGGTGCTGGAGTACGCGGCAATCAAGCAGTATTAAGCGCTCTTTTTGAGAGTAAAGAAACACCTACATGGTGCACATTACGCTACTTTGCACCAACACCCGATGGCATACCACGCTTCCCAGTAGTTATTGACTGGGGTACCGGAAAACGTGAAGACTAACAAGGAAAACATGATGGACTTACGCATTAAGAATATTCTTAAAAACGAAACTCTGCGGCAAGAATTAACTTTAGAGCTTATTGCAAGTGAAAATTTTGCAAGTCGTGCTGTAATGGATTTAGCTGGTAGTGTATTTACTAACAAATACGCAGAAGGTTATCCAGGTAAGCGTTACTATAACGGTTGTGAAAACATGGATGATATTGAACAACTAGCAATTGACCAGCTTAAAGAAATGTACGGTGTAAATTTTGCTAACGTACAACCTCATTCTGGAGCTAATTGTAACACTGCGGTTTATCAAGCTTTTTTGAAACCGGGCGATCGTATTCTAGGTATGGATTTGGCAAGTGGTGGTCACTTATCCCACGGTGCACCAGTTAATATTTCTGGTAAGATTTATGAATCGCATTCATATGGTGTAGATGAAAATGGTTTTCTAGATTATGACGCTATTATGGCTGCGGCGCATTATAGCCAGCCAAAGATGATAGTTGCTGGCGCTAGTGCTTATCCTCGCCAGATTGATTGGAAAAAGTTCCGTGAAATTGCAGATGCGGTTGGTGCATTACTTCTAGTAGACATGGCTCACTACTCAGGTTTAATAGTTGGTGGAGCATATGACAATCCTTGTGACTATGCAGATATTGTAACCAGCACGACACACAAGACACTCAGAGGCCCCCGAGGCGGCTTTATTCTGTGGAATGATGAATCATACACACGCAAGATTAATAGCGCCATATTCCCAGGTACACAGGGTGGTCCCTTGATGAACATCATTGCTGCAAAAGCACAAGCATTCATTGAAGCAAGTACACCAGAATTCAAAGAATACGCTGCTCAAGTAGTTATTAATGCTAAAGCAATGTGTGAAGTTTTCGAAGAGCGGGGCTTCCCAGTTCAAACAGGTGGTACTGATTCACATATTATCTTAATGGATTTGAGTAAGAAAGAATTGTCTGGTCGTGCAGCTGCTGATTTACTCGAAGAACACGGAATTACTGTTAATAAAAATGGTGTTCCTAACGATCCTCGAACATTCGTTGAAACAAGTGGAATTCGGCTTGGTACAGCAGCAGAAACTACACGAGGGCACGACGCAGCATGGTTTGCAGCTTTAGCTCATAATATTGCAGATATTCTAGAGTAAGGAGACCTATGCCAACATATGCATACAAGTGTGATGAATGTAATCACCAATTTGAAAAAATGCAGAAAATGAGTGACCAACCGTTAAAGCTCTGCCCATCTTGTAATAATGAGAAACTAAAGAAAATTATTACAACTTCTGGCGGTTTTGCTTTGAAAGGCAAAGGCTGGTTTAAGAGCGGCGGATACTAGGCTACATACCATAAATACCCTTACTATTACAATGGTGGGGTATTAAATGTGGCTTTATAAAGGTGAAGAATTCACTTCTGAGATGATTGAAAATTGGGTTGGTTTTGTTTATTTGATTACAGATAAATCTAATGGTATGAAATACGTTGGCAAAAAGCTACTTACTTCAGTACGAAAGCTACCGCCTCTCAAAGGCAAAACAAGAAGAAGGACCGTAATTAAAGAAACCGATTGGAAGAAATATTACGGTTCTTCTGAAGCTGTTAAGTTAATGATTGAGGAAAAGGGCGTAGATAACTTCCATCGAGAAATATTATATCTGTGTACTTCAAAAGGACAACTTGGATATTTAGAAGCTAAGTATCAGTTTGTAAACGATGTTCTTCTTAGGGATGATTACTACAACGGAATTATACAATGCAAGATCCACAGGAATCATGCCAAGAGTCTCATAGGTATGGATATTGATATGAAAGAAAGTGAAAATAAAGGTTGACATATGCTTTCTAATAGACTATAATGGTTATATAAATTAAATAGAAACTTGGAGAATAACCTAATGAATGTAACTCGCAAAAGTGTTCTTACCGGAAAAACCCGCACACGTATCATTTCAGTCAACCCTGAAGATCTTGCGCTATATGAGTCTGGATCTATCTCAATGGCAGAAGCAATGCCGTATCTTAATTCACAAGATCGTGAGTTTATCATGGTCGGTATTACTAACAGAGAATGGAAAAACGCGTTCTCAACTGAGTTAGCCGCGATTATTAACGATAAATTTGAGGCAATGTAATTTATGGTTCGTGATAATTATGTTTTTACAAGCGAAAGTGTTAGTGACGGTCATCCTGATAAAGTTGCAGATCAAATTTCAGATGCACTAGTTGATGCTGGTTTAAAAGCTGGTGATGAAACAACTCGAGTTGCTATTGAAACTCTAGTAACTACTAATATGGTAACTGTCGCTGGCGAAGTAAAAAACTTCAACGTAACGCGAGATGAAGTTGCTGAAATTATTCGTGGTGTGGTTAAAAATATTGGTTACGAGCAAGATGGGTTCCATTGGGATAAATTAAAAATCTACAACGAAATCCATTCTCAAAGTGCTGATATTGCTCTAGGCACAGACAACTTTGGTGCAGGTGATCAGGGCATCATGTTTGGATATGCTTGCAATGATAACGATGCTTATCTACCAGCACCTATCTATTTTGCTCACGAGATTTTAAAAGATCTAAGAGCTGAAAGAGAAATCACAGGTATTCTAGGCCCAGATGCTAAAGCACAAGTAAGTGTTGAATATGAAGGCGGCCGAGTTAAACGTATTGATCAAATTGTTATTAGTACTCAGCATGCAGAAGGTTGTATAGAATCGGCGCGTGACTTATGTAAGCAATCGGCAATGAATGTACTTAGAGACTTGATTGATGAAAATACTGTATGGCATCTTAACCCTACTGGTAATTTTGTCATTGGTGGACCTGATGGTGATGCTGGTGTTACTGGACGAAAAATCATTGTGGACACCTATGGGGGTTTTGCTCCTCATGGTGGTGGTGCTTTTAGTGGCAAAGACCCGACTAAAGTAGATCGAAGCGCAGCTTATATGGCACGCTGGTTAGCAAAGAATGTAGTAGCAGACGAAATGGCTGATTGGTGCCAAATCCAATTAAGCTATGCTATTGGCATTAAAGAACCAACGAGTATCTATGTAGAATCAAATGGCCACAACCGTTCAATACAAAAATTTATTGAAGAAAACATTGATTTAACTCCGTACGGTATCATAAAAAGATTTGACATGTTCAACTTTTCAAGTTATAATAGTAACTGTACATACGGACACTTTGGCAATAAAGACGTTCCTTGGGAACAAATAGGCTGGAATTTATGATAATTTTATTTAATGGGCCGCCAGGATCAGGCAAAGATCACGCAGCTGATTATTGTAAAAAATACGGTTTCAAACATCTATCGTTTAAGTATCAGTTGTTTAAAGAAACAATCAAGTACTTCAATGTAGAAGAGAAGTGGTTTATGGATGGTTACAATGACCGTTCTCAGAAAGAAGTAAAGACCTCAGAGCTTGGCAACATGTCTCGTCGCGAAGCTATGATTTACGTTTCAGAAGAAAAGATCAAACCTCGTATGGGATTAGATTACTTCGGTAAATTAGTAGCAAACGAGATCGATTTTGAAATAGACTACTGCATTTCAGATGGTGGCTTTATAGATGAGTTAATCCCAGTAGTTGAAAAAGTCGGTAACGATAACTTCATCTTAGTACAACTTACGCGTGACGGCTATGATTTTTCATCAGACTCTCGTAGGTATTTTGATGGAAATGTTATACAAGAATACACACTTGGAAGTGAGACTGAAATAGAAAATAAGTATGTGTTGCCTCATAAGTTTAATGTAAGCACATATAGAGTCCATAACAATGGAAGTGTTGCAGAGTTTGAAGAAGCGCTGGAAGACATCTTGTCTTATATTTGAAAACAATATAAATATTAATGTGAATTAGGAGCTATACTATGATGAATCAAGAAGAAATTAAAAAAGCACTACAAGAAGGCGTTTGTACTGTTACGTTTACGAAAGTAAATGGCGACGAGCGTGTTATGTCCTGCACTACTAAAGAAGATCTTCTTCCTGCAAAACCTGCGCAAGCAGTAGGAGCTGAAGAACCTGTCGAAACAAAAACCAAAAAACCAAATCCAGATGTCCACGCTGTATATGACGTTAAAGCTGAAGGCTGGCGCTCATTTCGTTGGGATTCATTAAAAGATTTTGGGATGGAGCAATAGTTAAATGAGTATGATATACAAGGGTGATGTTGTAGAAACCGATCTATCTAAAAATTCTAACGGTGGCACTGAAATGATGCGCCAGCGTCTATTAGATAATGTCAGTAAAGAATTACTAGAAGGTTTTGCAATCCACTTTTCCCGCCCAAGGGAAATCCCAAGTGATGTAAAGAATATTATGTACTGCCATGATTTGGCTGAAGATCCAGAGAACGCAGTATTGATGGATGACGGCTGGAAAATTTTTGATCAGCTCGTTTTCGTAACAGCTTGGCAACGTGATCAGTACATTGCTTACTTCAAAATTCCGTATTCTAAGTGTACTGTTATTCCAAATGCTATTGAAAAGCGTTATGAAGCAGAAGAAAAGAATACTGAAACTATTCGATTCATCTACCATACTACTCCACACCGTGGTCTAGAACTCTTGATACCAGTGTTTGATGCTCTGTCTAAAGAATATCCAAATATTCATCTTGATGTATATTCGTCCTTTGCTGTTTATGGATGGCCACAGCGCGATGAGCCGTACAACGAGTTGTTTAAACAGATCCACGAGCATCCTAATATGACTTATCATGGTTCAGTTCCCAATGAACAAGTTCTTGAAGCTTTGGATAAAGCACACGTTTTCTTGTATCCAAACATCTGGAAAGAGACATCGTGTATTGCTTTGATTGAAGCTATCAGAAGTGGTGTGATTTGTATTCATCCTAATTATGGTGCTTTGTCAGAAACATCAGCAAATGCTACTATTATGTATGATTACAACGAAGATCCAGCTAAGCATGCAAATCTTGCTTATGCTATCGGTAAGAGTGTGTTAGAGCATCAAAAGAACGATCCTATGTTTATCAATCGATTTACACGATCTGATCGTTTTGGGCTTGTTCCTAATGATATTAATACCTTCGGTAACCTTTGGACTAAGCTTCTTAGACATCAATCCGTAATCGAATAAAAAAAAAGAGTTGACATTTCAATCTACATGGACTATAATAGACATGTAGATTAAATTAAAATGAGAAATAAATTATGGCTATCTTAGTAGATTACAATCAAGTTATCCTAGCTTCGCTATTTGCAAGCATAGGCAATCACACAGATGTGGCGGCGGATGAAAATATCATCCGTCACATGTTCCTCAATTCAATTCGTTCAAACCGCAAAAAGTTTAGCAAAGAATATGGTGAAATTGTTATTTGTGCAGACGGTAAAAATACCTGGCGCAAAGAAGCATATCCTTATTACAAGGCTAACCGTAAAGCTGGTCGAGATAAGTCAGGTATGGACTGGGGTGCGTTGTTTCAAATTATGAGTAATGTTCGTGAAGAAGTTGCTGAGTTCTTTCCGTACAAAGTAATCCATATTGACCGCTGTGAAGCTGATGATATCATCGGTACAGTAATTCACGAGCATGGTTCTGAACTGAATATTGGCTCAGAAAAATTCCTTGTTCTTTCTGCCGATAAAGACTTTATTCAACTACAAAAATATGCAAACGTAGATCAATATGACCCTATTCGCAAGCGGTGGCTTCGTGATGATCGTCCTGAACAATACTTAGAAGAGCATATCCTTAAGGGTGATACTGGTGATGGTGTACCAAACATCTTGTCTCCAGATAATTGCTTAGCTATTGGCGAACGTCAAAAAGCAATGACTCAAAAGCGTTTAGCATTGTATAAGCAAGGCCCTGAAGCTATGGACGAAGAAACTCTTCGCAGATTTCATCGCAACAAAATGATGATTGACCTTACTCAGATTCCACAGAAGTATCAAGATCAAATTTTAGAAGAATACAATCAAGAAAAAACAGTTGGTCGTGGACAGCTATTTAACTACTTTGTTAATAAAAAGCTAAAACACCTAATTACAGATATACAGGACTTTTAAAAATGGCAGTAAAAATTTCTATCTCAGAAATTATCAGTGGAGCAGCTTCTAAGAAGACAACTGAAGAAAAAGTTGATTTTCTTAGAAGTAACGATACACCAGCTCTTAGAGCTGTGCTAAAATATACATATGATAATAATATTGAATTTTTGATTCCAAACACTCCTCCACCTTGGAATAAGAATGAATTTGAAGACGAAGCAAAAGCTCTTCTATATCGAGAAGCTCGTCGGCTTAAGATATTCATTAAAGGTGGTGGGTATGATACCTTGAATCAAATCAAACGTGAAACACTGTTTATAAACCTTCTAGAAGATGTCGATAATGATGACGCAGAAACACTCTGCCAAATGATTACAAAGAAGCCATTCAAAGGGCTGACTAAAAAGACAATTCAAGAAGCATTTGCTGACTTAATCGAAGAGTAAAAAGGTACTTAACATGAGTAATAACCGCATCAAAAAATTCCGCGAAGCTTGGGAAGACGATGAGTGGGGATCAGATGATCAACGATCCAAAGGCAAAGAGAAGAAGAAACGTGATCGCAAGGCTGAACGTGATCGCAAGTTTTCTGATCGGTGGTTTGATGAAGATATGGATATTAAACGTAAAAAAACTTAAAATAAAACGAAATTAACTGTTGACATTCGTTCTTAAATTGTATAGTATATCTATATACGGTAAATCAAAAGGAATACATCATGACTAAACTTGAAGAGCTGAAAGCTGCCCATGATGCTGCCCATGATGCTGCCCATGATACTGATTATGCTTCTCGTGTTACTACTGCTAACGCTGCTTGCGCTGCTGCACGGCTGCTAATGCTGCTTGGTATGCTGCTTATGATGCTGAGCTAGAATACAAAAAGGAGAAACAATATGACTAAACTTGAAGACCTGAAAGCTGCCCGTGATGCTGCTGAAGCTGCTTATGATGCTGCTCGTGCTGCTTATACTGCTCGTGCTGCTGCTTATGCTGCTGCTGAGGATGCTTATGCTGATGCTTATGCTGCTTGGATTGATGCTGACATGAACATTAAGAACAAACAGTAGTGTTATCAAATAAGATGTTCTTATAACAAAATGATCTAAGAACATCTTATTAACTGTTGACACCGTAGTCCTTTTTTGATATAATAGATATAAGAAATGAGGAAGTAAGATAGTAAAAAAACATGTAATTAAATGAAAATAACTGTTGACATTACTATCAAACTAACTTATAATAGCTATATAAACAAACATAAAGGTGCTATATTATGACTAAATTCGTAAAATTTGACAAAGCTACTCTTAAATCACTTCGCGCTGAAATGCAGGAAGTAATGAACAAGTACGCTGTTAAAGCAAATCTTGAAATTGAAGTCGGAAATATGAGCTTCTCAAGTGCAGAAGTTTCTATCAAACTAAACGCTAAAGTTAAAGACGCTGTTACTCTGACAGACAGAAACTTTAACTTCCAGGCGCTATCTATTGGTATTACCAACTTTAAGAATGCTAAAGGCGACCAGCTGGTTAAGTACAACAGCCGCTCTTACAAGTACCCTTTTGTTTACTCAAAAGCAGACGGCAAAATGTACAAGTGCACCGCCGCTCAAGCACAACGTTTGTTTGCTGAGACTGAATAAGTTATAAGGAGGCTGTTAATTCAGTCTCCTTTTTTTATAGATATGAAATGAGAAGAAAGAGTAAAATATGAATATTAGTGAAAAAGTTATCTTAGTTGATGTTGACGGTGTACTTCTGGATTGGCTCTACGCCTTTACACAATGGATGGAACGTCACAACTATGTTGAGATTGAAGGTGGTGAAGACGAGTACGACATCGGTGTACGTTACAATTTGCCTAAGAATGAAAAAGATCGTATCGTTCGCATGTTTAATGAATCAGCTGGTATTCGTAAACTACCTCCTTTGCGTGATGCAATTAAATACGTCCGCAAACTGCACGAAGAACAAGGTTATGTTTTCCGTGTGATTAGTTCTTTAAGCTTAGATACATACGCTGGACACCTCCGTACTAAGAATCTAATTGAAATGTTTGGTCCAACTGTATTCGAAAGCTACGTGTACTTAGATACTGGTGCTGATAAAGACGAAGCATTAGAAAAATACCGCGGTACAGGATGTTTTTGGATTGAAGATAAACCAGAGAATGCTGAGCTTGGCGCCAGCCTCGGCTTAGAATCAATCATTGTAGATCACCCCTTTAATAGAGAATGTCAAGTACGACGAGCTTCTAACTGGAAAGAAATTTATGAAATAATTACCGGTTTTTAGCAATTCTAAGGCTTCATGATTATAAATATAATTATGCAAGCTTAACATATGAAACATGTTTAAGCCAGCCTGCATTATTATAGGTTGGCTTTTTTTATATATTATTACATAGGAGAATGTATGCCCCTTTATACATTTACAGATACTACAGACATTAACAAAGAGCGCTTTGAAATCTCAATGCGCATCGCAGAGCTCGATGAATACAAGCTTGCAAACCCCCAAATGAAACAACTAATTGTAAGCGCACCATCTATTGGTGACGCTCACCGTCTTGGGCTTAAAAAGCCTGATGACGGTTTTCGTGATGTCCTCAGAAACGTAAAAGAGCACCATCCTGGTTCACGGCAAAAGGACGGCGCTAAAAATACCATCAACACTTGGTGAGTTTACCAAAGGAGAGTTCAATGGCAGCTAAGCAGCGTAGGTTATCTCTAAGAGAAAAGCAACGACAAGAGAGAGATCAAGAGCACATGGTCACAATTCTAAATAATAATTTTGGAATGCGTGAAATACGTCCAATGACCAACACCCAGTCTGATATGTTCGACTCATACAAAGAAGGATACAATATCGCAGCCGTAGGATCGGCCGGTACCGGAAAAACAATGTGCGCCATGTATTTAGCACTTAACGATGTATTAAAGAAAGGGGGATACGAAAAAGTTATTATAGTTAGATCCGCTGTTCAAACCCGTGAACAAGGATTTATGCCAGGTAGCAAAGCAGAAAAAGAAGCTTTGTATAGTGTTCCTTATTCTGACATCGTAAACGACTTATTTAGTCGTAAAGATGCGTATAAGATTTTAGAAGGCAAGGGCATGATTGAGTTTATGACATCCTCATTTGTGCGAGGATTAACTTTCGATAATGCAATTATTATTGTAGACGAATGCCAATCAATGACTTATCATGAATTAGATACTATTATTACGCGTGTGGGAGAAGGCTCAAAAATAGTATTTTGCGGAGACACAAGACAAAACGATCTAGAGATTTCGAGAAACCGATCAGACATATCTGGTCTCGCAAAATTCTTAAACGTAATTAGTAGAATTAAATCTTTTGAAACGATTAAATTCACTTCAGCTGATATTGTAAGGTCAGGACTCGTGAAAGAATATATATTAGCAAAAGAGCGACACGAACAACTCGCTGCTTAAGTTAGTAATATATTGAGGATGCCCTTCGGGGCATTCTTACTTTAAGGAGAAAGAAAAATGCCAGCAGTTTGCAGAGCCGGTTTAGATAAACATATAGGACACGCAAGACCAAAAGATCCATTTCATCAAACACCATATGTTGGAAGTCAAACTAAAGTAAATGCAGAAGGTGGAGCTATTATTATAGATGGCGACAAAGCTGCATGTGGAGATCCTGTTCTTGGGTTTTCAGATAAAGTAACCGTAGGCGGTAAAGGTGTTCATCGAGTTGGCGACGCTACTGGCGGCCACAGCGGATGGGTTCCAAACGCGGCAGCTACCGGTTCAATAAAAGTAACGGCCGGATAAGATGGCCAACCCAGATTACGCAACGTTATTAGCTTTAATAGCAGCGGAAACAGATCCAGTTGTTATAGCACAATTGGAAGCACAGTGTTACGTATTCAACGAGATTCTCACAGAAGCTGAAAAAGAGCTTTTTGAATACGCTGCATTCGATTACATAGAAAACAATCCAGGATATGTAGATGGATTTGTGAATCCAGGTCTATACGTTCTAGCAGATTACGTTGTAGATGGTTATATAAATATAGTGGAAGCAAACGTTGGTTTATACATGGATGCAGATTACGCGGTAAGCGGATATGTAGAACTGTCTGACAGCAACACAACAAGCGGATATAGTTCATACGTTGGAATTTATTTCAGCGATAACGGGGAAAGAACGTAATGGCGATTACAAAAAGAAGTGACAAAGGTTCGGCCTTAACATATAACGAGATGGACGATAACTTTGATGCTATCGCCCCTCGAACAAGCGCAACCGGATCTATTCAAATTCCGGCTGGCGATACAGCTAGCAGAGACGGTGCGCCCGTGGCTGGCTATTTTAGATATAACACAAGTACTAACGCGTTTGAAGGTTACCAAAACGGTGCATGGCAAGGTATTGGCGGTGTAGGCAGTGGTGACGTAAATCAAAGTGCATTTAGCTATGTAACAGTAGCAGGCCAAACAACAGTTTCAGCTGATACAGCAACAGATACGTTAGAAATTATCGCAGGTACTAACGTAACAATAACAACAAATGCTACTAATGATAGCATTACTATTAACTCTTCAGGCACCGGTGATCAAGATTTTGCTTACTCAAGTCTAACAGGTGTACCATCTAGTTTTCCTCCAAGTGCGCATAATCAAGCATGGTCTACTATTACTGCAACTCCAACAACACTTGCTGGATACGGTATTACTGATGGTGCCACTGGTGTTCAAGGATTGCAAGGTGTTGAAGGCCCGGAAGGATTACAAGGTAGCGACGGCGATCTCGGTGCACAAGGTGCAAACGGAATTGGTATCAGTGGCCAGCAGGGCGTACAAGGTATACAAGGTGAGTGGGTTGGTGTCCTTGGGCCGCAGGGCGTACAAGGCGACACAGGAGCAGGGACGCAAGGTATAACTGGCGCAACTGGGTTCGGCGTTCAAGGTTTCCAAGGCACGGATGGTACTCAAGGTACACTAGGCACATCTGGAGATCCTGGCGATCTTGGTGCGCAAGGTATACAAGGTGCCGCCGGATCTGTTCAAGGTCTGCAAGGTACTCAAGGTGATACAGGACCAATAGGCAACGATGGCGAAGGCTTCCAAGGTACTCAAGGCCTTCAGGGCGTACAAAGTACTCAAGGTATACAAGGTGGCGACGGTCCAGCTGGATTTGGTTTGCAGGGTATTCAAGGTATTCAGGGTGATCTTGGGCCAGAAGGGCCAGCAGGCGTTGGTTTACAAGGTATTCAAGGCCCAGTAGGTATTCAGGGTGTTCAAGGTACTGATGGTGACATTGGAACACAAGGTGTTCAAGGTTTAGTTGGTCCAGCTTCTGATATTCAAGGTGCACAAGGAGCTACTGGCGTAGGTGACACTGGTGCTCAAGGCTTCCAAGGTATTCAGGGTGTTGGTCAAACTGGCTCTACTGGTAGTCAAGGTGCTCAAGGTCTGCAAGGTTCACAAGGCACTCAAGGCACTCAGGGGTTAGTAGGCATCGGAGAAGCGGGTACCCAAGGTACAGCTGGCGAAGACGGAGCTCAAGGTATATCTGGTATTGAAGGCGTAGGTCTGCAAGGCTTCCAAGGTACTCAAGGTGTTCAAGGTTTTACAGGCACTGGTATTCAAGGTGTTCAAGGTCTTCAATCAATACAAGGTCTTCAAGGCGACGAAGGTTTCCAAGGTAACTTTGGTCCACAAGGTACAACTGGTAGTTTAGGTGGAACAGGTCTTCAAGGTAACCAAGGTACTTTTGGTCTGCAAGGCACTCAAAGTGTTCAGGGTTTAATAGGACCTACTGGAGTACAAGGTACACAAGGCACAATTGGTATTCAAGGCTTCACCGGTATTCAAGGTCTTCAATCAATACAAGGTCTTCAAGGAATAGATAACGGTCTTTCATATGCTAGTTTTTCTGCTGTAAATGCAATACCAGCCGGCGAAGGAACTCTTGGATACAATAATACTACTGGAGTATTCGAGTATACTCCGGCGATTTTAGGTACAGCTGCAGCGGTTGATGTTGGTGTTACAACAGGTACAATTCCATTAGCTGAAGATGTAGTTCTTATTGACGCGAATAACAATGTAAGTATAACTGGTGATGTATCGCTTGGAGATAATAACAAACTTATCTTTGGTGATGGCAGTGACCTACAGATTTATCATGATGGTAATAACAGTATTATTTCTGATGGCGGCGTAGGCGATCTTTTAATTAACGCCGATAACATACAACTACGTGACACCGCTGGCAATCCATATCTCTTAGGTAATACTGGCGCTGAAACCGGTTTGTATTATAATGGCGGCACAAAACTTGCTACTAGCAACACAGGTATTGATGTAACTGGTACGGTGACTGCTGATGGTTTGGTTGTCTCGGGTGCTGGGTTTATTGCGCCATTAATATCTGGTGATAGTACCAGTGAAACGCAGCTCCGCTTTAACGATAACACCGCCTCACGAATATCAAATCAAGCAAACACTGCTTTAATATTTGAGACAAACGCAGCAGAGAGACTCCGGATTACAGCTGATGGTAATGTCGGGATTGGCATTGCCTCTCCGAGCAGTAAGCTAACAGTCTACGACACTGCATCTGATGAACAAATTAAACTTGGTTATTCCCCTACTTATGAGTGGAGTCTAGGACGTGCTGCGGCTGACGGATCGTTAGTTATTAAAGGATACAATGGGGCTAGTTCCACTGACGTTGCACACTTTAATCTGAACGGAAGTGTCGGAATTGGCACGAGTTCACCGTCTTCGGCACTTGAGGTCGCTACGAGCGCAACGGATACCGGCGTTGCCTTGACCTTGAACGGTAATAGATCAAGTGACGGCGGAGTTGGTAGTATAATTTTTGAAAACGCCGGAGACAGCGTTGGCATGATCCGTTCGAGCCGGGCAGGGGCCGACGACGCTGCTGACATGCTTTTTTACACGCAAGCGACGGCAGGTGGAAATTCAGAGCGTATGCGCATAGACGCTAGCGGTACTGTAAAGATTTCACACGCTGACACTGCTTCTGAAGGTCTAAGAGTAATACAAACTACAGGCGCTAGAACATCAGGTGGTGCGTTAGGTATATTTTATGATGACCAAGCTGGGACAACTCAGCCGACCTTACAAGTAATTCAGAACGGCACAGGCGATATTCTACAGCTATTTGATGGAGGTAGTCAGGTAGTAACCGTCAAAGATGGCGGCAATGTCGGGATTGGTGTTACTGATCCGGGTAGCTCAAGACTTAGTATTTCAGGGACGGGCACTGGAACTAACCCAACACTTGCAGTTAATAACTCTAGCACAGCTACGTTTATGCACACCCAAGAAAACCTCACTCCAAACATGACTAGCGGACAAACTAATCTATTGGTTTTGGGTAGCGCAGCATCTACTAAAAATGCGGGTTACCTTGGTTATAAATTCAGTGAGGCTGGTTCAGATTTGAATTTATTAACTCTAGGGCATTGGGGTAATGATAATCTTGTACTTCTTGATGGCGCTGGCAACTTACTCGTGGGGACCACCGATAACAACGTAACAACCAATAGCACCGAGGCAGGAGCAGGAATTAACATAGGCACTGCGGGGCTTAAGGGCTTAATAAGCTCTGCCAGATGGCAAGGAAACGCCGCCGAGTTTAACAGAATGGGCAACGATGGGGCTGTTGTGCAGATTAATAAAGATGGCGCAAGCATTGGCAGTATTGGCAGCGCAGCAAACGGCACTGAGATTTATCTAGCAGGTTCAGGATCAAACACGGGTGGAGTGTTTTGTTCAAATGGTGGCGCTATATTGCCCATGCTGGGTGGCGGGCTGAGCGACAACACTGTTGATTTAGGTGCAACATCTTGGCGTTGGAATGATGCTTATATAACAAACGGAGTTACCGCCGGGTCTGACCGCACTCAAAAGCAGGACATCCTAGAAATAACCACAGCAGAGTATAACGTGGCCAAAGCTTGCAAGGGGTTACTCCGATCCTTCCGCTGGATTGATGCAGTTGAAAAGAAAGGCGACGATGCCCGCATTCACTTCGGTATTATGGCCCAAGACCTGCAAGACGCATTCACAGCAGAGGGTTTAGACGCTGGTCGATACGCCATGTTTATGTCAAATACTTGGTGGGAAACGCAGACTGAAGTTGAAGCGGTTGAGGCGGTTGATGAGGTTATTGACGAAGACGGCAATGTCACCACAGAAGCCGTTGAAGCCAAAGACGCACACACTCGCACCGATGCATTCGAAACAATAGCAGAAGCCCCAGCAGGCGCTACAGAGCGAACCCGGCTGGGTGTTCGTTACTCTGAGCTACTCGCTTTCATAATTGCAGCAATTTAATTAAGGGAAACAATATGACCACATTTAACTGGACAATCTCCACCCTAGAATACGACCTGACAGAAAACA